GTCGTCGGCCGCCCGAGTGTTCGCCTCACGGTGAGCAACGTTTGCGGCCCAGATCTCCGGGTTACCCACGGGAGACATTCGAATCAGGCTGCTGCCGACCTCGATGATGATCTCGCGCACGCTGGCGTCGATGGCTTCGCTGGTTTGGGCGGCGAACTCGGCCAGGCTCATGGCGAAGCTGCCGGACTGTCCGGCGCCTGCGCGGCTCACGACCGCACCTGCAGCTCGTACAGGATCGGCGTGCCGGCGGGATTGATCTCTTTCAGCGGAGGGACGATTGACCAGGTGCGGCCTTGGGCAACCACCTTGTCGAGCAGGCCGGGCACCCAGGCCAAGCCCTGCGCGGCGATCTTAAGCTTCTTGTCGCCCTGCCTGATGAGGCTGTTGTTCTGGAATTCGAGGCCGGTGAAGTCAAGCAGGATGCCCTGGGCGGTTTGCTCGACGGTCGCGCCCGGCGCTTCGCCACCCGTCTCGGGGTCGTACTCGCCCGGCTCAGTCTTGCTGATGGTCACAGGCTGGCCGAACTCTGTGATCATCTCCAGAGCCATCACGGCCATTTCGTCGTAAAAGGCCATGATGGTCTCCATTACAGCTATGCGCGCACTGCGAACAGCCCACGCTTTTGAAGGTAGTCGGCAAACTGCGTAGCGCTCGGCCGGTCCGGTGCCGCCGGCAACAGCCGACCGCTGGTGTTGGAAATCGTGGCGTACTCGCGCGTTACCGCGCCTTCGACACGCTCCAGAGTCACAGCACCCTTGCGCTTCTCCACTGGGTCAATGTCGTCCTGATGGATCTCGGCGGCCAAGGCCATCTGTCCGTACTGGATCCGCGCCGGCAGGTAGTTGTCTGGCTTGATCTGGCAGTCCAGTTCAACACCCCGACGCGGCCAGGACAGGGCTTGCTCGCTGCTCATCTTGCGGCCTTTCCAGGTTTTGCCATCCATCGCCAAGGCGGCCCGGCGAAGCAATGCTTCCTGCTCGGGAACGCCTGCGGGGATGACCGTGCCGAATTTCACGGCATACAGGGACAAGTCCTCGGCGCTCGCGTAGCTTTCGGCATCAGGCTTGCCGGTGCCGTCCTCAATGATGAGTGTCATGCGTCAACTCGCTGGAATGGTTTTAAGATTGGCCGTGGGGTCACCGACAGCCAGCATTATCAGGCCTTGGGCAGGTCAGCGACGAGCTTTTCCAAGGATTCTTTCGAGGCGTTGGAACGGTACGGCACCTTCGCGTCATCGAGCTTGGCCTTCAGGTCGGCGATTTCCTTCGCTTCGGTAGCCACCTGACCGGCCTTGTCGGCCTGCTGGAGAAGGTCGTCTACCTGCAGCTGCAGAGCTTTCACCTTCTCAACTTCACCGTCACGCTCGCGAATGAGGCTTTCCACACCGGCGTTTACCCCTTCGAACACCCGAAACAGGCGATCAGCGATCGGGCCAAGATCACCTTCGGGGCGCACCAGCGCTTGATCGGCGAATGACTCAACGATCAGGCCGACAGATTCGAGCTCGGCGCGGAAGGCGTCGATATCGACACTGGAATTGCCGCCGCCGAGCAGCAGCACGGTAGGCAGTTCCTTGATCGTCACGTCGGGCACTTCGTCGGCGGCATCTTCACGGTTTTCGGTAACGCTTGCGTCGACGATGCGCAGGCCGCTTGCTTTGGCGAGCGCCTTCACGTCTTCCTGGTACTGGTGGAATGGACCAGGCAGATACCAGATGTTTTTGTTGCTCATGATCATGTCCTCGCCAAGCCGGGCATTGGGCCCGACTCAGCTGTCAGGGTTACTTGGAGGCGTCACCGATCAGAGCCACACCAGCGGTGTGCTTGATGCTGGTGGCGGTCTTGTCCCAGTTGGTACCGGTCGCCAGTTCGGCGTCGGTTGGCGACTTGCCGCCGGTGGTGGTGTCCCAGGTGTAGCCCTTCAGACCCAGGCCGAAGGTGTAGTCGGTCTGGAGCGTGGTTTCGATGCGCTCCTTGCCGTTGGTGGTCTGGACGTTGCTGATGATGTCGCGGCCGTCGTGGACCAGCGCAGCGCCTTGCACCAGGGACAGGATGATTTCCTTGTTCGGGGTGCCGGCCTGCATCAGCGCAGGGGCATCCGTCACAACGGAGATCTTGCCCAGAATGTCGATCACGCGGACGTTACCGGCCTGGAACAGCTGGTTCTGGTTTGCCAGGTTCTGGCCGACCAACTTGTGGTAGCTGGTGCCCTGCATCACCTGGGTTACCAGGTTCTGGCTCGCATCGCCGAACTTCGCATGGGCGTTGTTCAGGCCCGCGTAGGTGATGCCAGCGGTAGCCGAAACATCGTTGACCGCGGTGGCCTGGGCGGTGATTGCAGCAACCAGGGCAGCGATCGCGGTGTTCAGCTGATCCTTCAGCAGGATTTCAGCGAACGCGCGGCTGGCGACTTCGATGCCTTGGGCGGTTGGTCGCTCCAGCCAGGTCATCTGCGACGGCTCGTAACGGATCGGACCGAAGCCGCCGGCCACCTTCACCGAAGTGTTCTTCAGCTCGGTCAGATCGGTTGCAGCGACAGTAGCGTTCGCGCTGTAGCGGTCCACGCGGCGCTGGGCAGCGGCCAGAGTCTGGAAGAACGACTCTTGGAGGAAGTCACCAGTGAAGCCGTCCGGAGACAGCACGATCGCGCCACGGCTGGCGGCGTTGAAAGCGGCGAGATACTGGTCCAGCGTCTCGAGAGTCGCCGGCATGATGTATTCGTTGAAAACCTGCATTTGCGACAGGGACATGAGTTATTTCCTTACGATTGAGGGAGATCCGGGAACCGGCTCGCAATTGCGGCCTGTCGTTCCTCTTTGGTGCCGCCGATTTTTCCTTTTGCGGCCCCGCCGCCACCTCCAGCACCAGCAGCCCCGCCGCCAGATGCCTTGCTACCCGCGATCAACGGCGCGAAGGCCGTGTCGTTTGCGAATTCTGCTTTCAGCTCATCCAGCGTTGCCGCTGAGAGCTTGCCCTGCTGGTCGAGGACGACCACAACAGGCTTCCCGTCGCGCTGCTCGACGCTCAAGCGGCGCTCGATGTGCGGCAACAGGGCTTTGGCGCTGCCTGGGATTGCCAGGGCAGACGCGATGTCAGTAGCGGTACGGCCGACGGTCAGATCCCGGATCTGAGTGCTCAGCGTTCCACGCTCCTGTTCCAGCATGCCGTTCAGCTCGGCTTCGCGGCGGTTGTACTTTTCAGACCAGGACTTTTCTAGCTCCTCGACGTTGCCGGACTTGCGAGCGGCCTCTTCACGCTCCAGCCGGGCCTGCTCTTCCGCATCCTTGCGAGCCTTCTCGGCGGCTTTCTTCTCGCCGAGCAGCTCTTCCACCTTCGACTTCAGGCCGGATACATCTTCTGGTTGCGGCAGGCCTTCAATACCGAGGACAAACTTGCCTTCCTTCTCGGTGTAGAGCGATTTGACGGAGTCATCGAGACCGTCGAGAGTGTCCAACTGATATTTCAAACCCATTTGTTTGTCTCCCGGAGACGTTGGTGCAGGCCCTGCCTGCTATTTGATGCCCGCCCGCTCGAACGCCAGAGGCTCAAGAGCCTTCATCTGCACAAGGGTCAGAGGTGAAAAGTTGCGATCGAGCTGCAGCTCAGAGAATCGCTCGATACTCAGGCCGCCTTCGCGAAAAAGCTTGGCGCGGACCGGGCCGATAGCCTTGTCCTGAAATGCCGCTGGCTGCTGCTGGAGCCAGTCGTAATAGCTGAGGTCTGCCCTCACCTGCTGGGCGCCGGCGTCACCGATGGATGCCCGAGTGGCGTCCTTAGCAAACAGAGCGCTGAAGCGCGTCACCGCCACCACCGTCGAGCGGCAATTGATGTGGATCGGCGGCCTCGGCCCCTCAGTCAGCTTGAACCGGCGCTTATCCAGCGTTCGGCATTGGCTGGTTGTCTTCGAATCCAGGGTGCTGACCCACTCCACCGACTGCACGACGTCGCTGTTTTCCTTCAGCGTCTCCATGCGCGCCTGGGTGGCGACGTGCTGCACCGCCGTTCGCACGATGGCGCCGGCGTTGCGGTTGGTCGTAGCCAGGATGCCGTCGTTGTACTGGAGTGCTTTGGTCCCGCGAATGTTCTTGATGATCTGGAAGTTGGTTTGGCCTTCGAAGAAGCCCTGCCTGATCGCGCCTGTGAGGCGTTGCCGCTCCGTGGCGGTGAAGCCATCAATAAACGACTTGAGCAGCTTCCCGCCGTCGGCACCGCGCACGCTGAGCGGATTGGTGAGGATTGCCGCCCTGATGGCAGCAGCACCTGGCACCGCCGCATCAAAGGTGATGCCCACCGGTGCTGCCCGGGTAAGGCTGGTCGCTTCGAACTCGGCCTCATAGTTGGCGATGTCCACCAGGTCGAGGTTCAGCTTCTCGCTGTACCGGTCGAAGATGCCCAGCAGCAGGCTATCAACCTCGCTCAGCAGCCGCTCCAGGCGGGAGACGGTGTAGTCCGTCAGGTCCGTCCGCGTCAGCCGCTCACGAATCGAGCGGTCGATCTCCTTGAGGAACGGCGCGAACTTCGCCACCTCCCCTGACTTGAGCTGCTCCAGGAAGACGGCATGCCGGATGGTAGCGTCAAGGATTGCTTGGTTTGCCGCCATTCGGAATTACCTCGGTGTTGTCCAGGCCAAGCCCAGTACTCTGCGTTTCCAGTTCGCCCCGGATTTTGTCGTCCGTTTTCTCCGGGTTGATCACGCCTCGATCACGCAGGTATTGCCAGAAGTCGCCCTCCGGCAGCTTGCCGCCCTGCACTGCATTGAACAGAGCCGCCAGGATCGTCGCGTCCAAAGTGATCTGGCTGAAGTCTTGGTTGAGCTTGTAGACCACCTCGCCGGTGGCGTTCACGAACTCGGCCATCCAAACCAGGCACTGGCTGTATGCCTCGCTGACGTTGCTCACCACCAGGGAGAGAACGCTGTGTTCGGCGGCACTGTCGTTATCGGCTTGGGTTGCGGTCTTCACCGCGCTACCACGCTCGATCAGCCGGGCGCCGAGGGACACCATGTCCTGCTTCTTAGCGTCCATGGCTTCCTTCACGAGCGTGTTCGGCTCAGGCTGAGCAAAGCCGCACGATCCGTTGGCTGGAAGCGTCAGCGGCGCCCTGGAGCCGACATAGATGCCGTTTGCCTCAAGGTGATCGCGCCATGCTTCGTCCAGTCCGGAGATCCAGAACTGCGGCTGACCAGAGAACCAGACAGAGTCCTCATAGTCCGCGCTGTTGCAGTAGTGACCAATGTTCAGCACCGCCATGTCGTACAGTGGGGCGTCGTCGATGCTGGTGTCGTTGTTTTCGCTACCAAGGAAGTGGAACGGGATGATCCGCCAAGGCTGGCCTGCGCCATTCAGGGGGGTGAATGGCGGGATAATCATAGCCGTCTGGCTTGTTCCCTCTTCCCACACCTCCTGGGTGTACACGCCGGTCTCGTCCAGGCGTAGCACCCGGTACTGGGTAACCTTTTCGCTGCCGAAGCCGTCATCGGTGTCGACATCTACGGATTCTTGCAGCACAACCAGGCTCAGCAAGTGCTGACCGCCGACCTTACGGGTCTTCCAGTTCCTGATCGACTCGGCTGGGTAGCTCGCAACGCTTGCACGAGCGCGACCCGCCTGTTCGTCCGCCTTGCTCACGGTACCGGCCTGCACCGCGGCATAGTCAACCAGCAAACCGTGCCGACCAACCTCGAGCAGGTGCCCGATGACCGATTGCGACTGCTGATAAACGCTCACGCCCTGCCCGTCGATGTCCGTGGCGACGTAATCTAGTGCGCCGGGGACAGTCAGCGTTGGCCAGGTGCGGAACACGGCCCCCACCAGACTGTGCTTCGTGCGCCCGGTAGCGTTGTAGTACACGGCCCGCTGCTTGTACGACTTGTACCGTTCAAGGTTCTCAGGGCTGGTGTCGTGCTTGTTGGGCCTGGGCAAGTAAACATCGCCGCGCCCCTTGACCGTCTCGGAGCCCTTGCACACGTCGCGCACCAGCCGCCAACGGGACTGTGCCGCGTCGTACTCCGGGCGGGTGTATGTGACGTCTGCCATTAGCGTGCGAATCCCATTTTGATTGATTTGACCGGTTTCCTAGCGCTCTTGGCGACAGCGAAGTACCGGAATCCGTCGGAGCCGTGAGAGGTCCAGTCGTGCAGCGGCTTGTCTTTCCAGCAGCCGCGCTTGTCGTCCCACTCCTTGCGGTAGTTCTCAAGGCAGGAGACCCCCTGCTCGCACTTCGAGTCATCGAAAGCACACTTGGGCAGGATCTCCCGCACCTGCTCGATACCATCGTTGACGCCGAGCTTCGGCACGACCTGGAAAGTCATGCTGTATTTCTGGCCGTCGATGTCGTAGCCCTCGCGGGCCAGCTCCCGACGGGTTTTGGCGTCGCTGCCGAACTCCCTGTTATCGATGTCGTGCGGCCCCCAGTGTTCGGAGTAGGTGTAGCCCTTGTCCTTGAGCACCTTCATGTAGTGCCGCAGGCCTTCGCCGCTGTTCTCGTAGTAATCGATGACGTGAAACTCTTCGCCGACCTGGCGCACGAACCAAATGGCAGTTGAGTCGCCGACGCCGATGTCCCAGAAGGTCATTACCGGTAGGTGGCTGTTGTTCGGGATCACGCCGATGCGCTGCTGCGCGTAGAGCTTCGTCAACTGCTGGGCGTAGTAAGCTCCCTCGACCGACTGCTGGAAGGCTTCGACAGGGATGGACGGGTATTCCCGCTTCATGTCGTCGCCGAGCGTCTTCTCCTTCGCCGCGTACCAGGCGCGCTGGCCTGGGTTTGTGTCGATTCCGTGCTTGGCGAACAGGTCGTTGAAATAGTCGGTCAGGCGCTGCGGGATGACGACGTCAGTCGGGTCAAGCCAATAGGCCTTGTTCTTCCACCAAGAGAAGAAGAAAAACTTCCAGTCCAGCAAGCCCAGGGGCACGCCGGCCAGTTGTTGGCGCTCCGCGCTCTGCGAGTAATCGAAGAAGTAGCCCGCCCTGCCCTCCGCGGTCGACTCAATCGTGACGAAGCAATCGGTGGCGACAGCCTCGAAGGCGCCGGTGACGATCTCCCGCGCCTTGTGCGGAAACTTGGCGCAGATCTTTCCGAATTCGGATACGTGCAGGTAACGCAGCGTGCCGCCCCGAAACGAGGTGCTGACGTAGAGCGAACCACCCTTGCTGAAGACCAGCTCGCCGGCGGCGTCATTACTCGCAGGGTTGGCAGCGCGAATCTCAGCAGGCAGGTTGTCGTAGGCGTACTTCACCTTCTCCCGGAACAGGCGCTTGGCGTCGTTCAGGGTGTGAGCGATCAGCGCACACTTGGCCGACTCGAACAGCGCCGCGTCCAGTTGGATGATGCAGCATTCGGTGGTGAAGCCAAGTTGCCGGGCCTTCAGGATGATGTTCCGGGTGTGCATCCCCTCGAAGTATTCGATCTGCTCGTCCGTCATCCGGAAGCGGACCTTCTTGCCCTGCTTGTCCGTGATGAAGTAGAGGTTGTTCAACCGCCAACGCTTATCCCGGAGCAGCTTCAAGTGCTCGGGCTTCATGTCAGGCTTCCTTCGATAGATCGTCCATCAGAGCGGCCAGGGTATCGACTGTCTTGTTGCCCTCTTCCGTGTCGAGGTTGAATGCTTGGCGCTCGCCCTTGATGACCTTGAGCTGAGCGTCGACACCGGCATTTAGTGAGCGGGCGAAGTCGCCGTGGTTGTCTTCTGAGACTGTGACGCTGGAAAGGAAAGCGCTGAGCTTGTTCGCAATGCCGCGCCACTGGGCCAGACCTGATCGATGGGCGAGCACTACAGCCGCAGCTTGGTCGGAGGCCTCTTCGATGATCTCGGCATCAGTGACCAGCTTCTTCTGGTCACCATCCGTGGTCACCGCTCTGGTCACCTTATCCTTTACGGCGGCCCTAACCTTACTGGTGAGGTCGCGCTGCCAGCCTTCCTTATCAGCCCGCTTCATGATCGTGTTATGCGCAACACCGTGCTCGGAGGCTATGGCGCGCAGGGAAAGCAACCCGGCCCGGTAGGCGCGCTCGATTGCCTCCCAGTCGGGTTGCTTGGTTGTCATGGGGGGAATCCTTAATTTGATCCGATGCCGGTGCTCAGCGTCCTCACCAGTCCGCCGGTGCAGGTATCGCGCTTCTTGGCCATTTCTACTGCTTCGGCAGCAGTTGCGCCCATGTCCATCGCCGTGAGCGCATGAACGCCCCCACTACCGATTGCGTAGGGCTTGTCACCAATCAGTGGGCTTTTCCAGAATCCGTCCTCTGCATCGTTGCCCGCGTACCACAACCCATCAGCATCAACGACGATGGCCGAGCACTGTAGGTCGCGGGCCTCAGTGGCACCAAAGTAAGCGGCAACCAATCTCGGGTAGTGACTCGTCTTGCCGGCGAAGATGAACTTAACCCCCTTCTCTTCGTGGCACTTCTGGAAATCGTCGTACACAATTTCGGTATCGCGAGTGATCCGAGAGTCATAGGCAATCACGCCGTCTTTGTAGGCAATGGTCGTCATTTGGTCACCATCCGATGGGTTTGTGCGTGTGCGTGTGCGTGGCCGTGGAGCAGGCTCACAATTAGTCCCTGAGGCAATCCGGCAGCCTTGGCGGCGTCCACGGCATCAGCAATGGCCTTGTCGAGAGCGGTCACAGCAGTGTTGATGTCCTGCCCCATGGGAAGCACATGCCGTAGGCGAGTTACTTTGCCCATCAGTTGAACGGATCAGTAGGCTTGGCGATCGAGCGCACGAACCACATGAAGCCTTGCTGCAAGTTGGTCTTCGCCAACGCCAGCAGGCGCGGGTCGACGCCATCAATCTGGCCAATCTGTTTGAACAATTCGCCGGTGTCAGCCTCCAGCGCCTTAATGGAGTTCATGCCGTCGATCTCGGACTGAGTCAGGTCGCGGTAGCCGGTGATTTTCTTGTGCTGGTTGTCCATGGGTGGTTCCTCATGATTACGCGCCACGATTTTGCGCATTAGAAAACGTGGCGCGGATTACAGCGAGTCAGCCTTGCGACCAATAAACCTGTCTGAGTAGTCGCGCAGCTTCTCAACACCTACGAACCCAACCGCGCCACCGGCGAAGGTAGCCATGCCCTGAGGCAGTCCCATCCACTCCAGTAGCGGCACCAGAGCCAGGGTAATCAGCCCGCACAGGGCGCCCTCAAGGATCATCTGGCGACGAGTGCCGCCGCCATACACAACCCGCAGGATGGCAATGAGCACCGATAAGCCAGAGGCATAGAGTTGCGGCTGG